CTCTAAAAGAAGACGTTAGTGGTTCTTTAGGACCAGACGGTGCTCTTCGCAGAGTTTTTGATGTGCTTGCAGAAAAAGCAACACCTATCATGATTTCGGAAACTTTTGAAGAAGGTGGCACAGCTAATTCAGCTATTAATGTTTTCTTTGAAGGTGATTTTCCTGACGACGATTACGACGGTGATGGAAGTGATGAATCATTTGCAGAATATCTACAGGCTCAAATTCGTGCCCTTGGTGCAGATGCAGGCCAAGAAGATCTTGACCTCACAGGTGCAGTAGTAGCTGAGGCTGATCAAAGCCCATACTTTGCAGACAGAGTAGAAGAAGACTACTCATAAGATTCCTAACTACCTTAGGAACCGCAGGGCTCACATTTTGTGGGCCCTTTTTTTTGGTCGTTAAATACACACATGAACTACAAACTGTATACTCTGGTTGACGTAACAGAAACAGGCGAACATCACGGCCCTGATCACAAACAAGTTTCGCAACAGGCCAACTGGAACACTCTTATACAAGTGCTGGGACTTAGAGCAAACCCAACACCTAAAAAAACCATCAGTCATCATGCAGACTCACTACGAGGACTAGGATTTGGCACAGCATACAAAGGTAAAAACAGATACTGGGAATGCGAATTTGAAATAGAATATGGCGAAGTGCCCATAGAACACATGCTGGAAGATTTTGATCTTGTGCCGATTATCACAGGATTAGATGAAACTGTTAACCTTAAAACTGCAATTTTTTCTACACAAAACAGTCAATCACGCAACCTGGTTATATTGCCAGTTAATGATTTTTGAGACCGATGATAAGTACTGTGTCGAAAGGCATTATAGGCTAACAAATAAACTCAACACAGGCATACGCTGAATCAAACCGGGAGTTTTACGATGGCCGATCAAAAGCCGACCGACCTAGAAAAGAACAGTCTTGAAGCACACGTGGATTTATGTGCACTTCGCTATAAAAATCTAGACGATAGATTAACAAACATTGAAGGCAAAGTTCAAAAAATTCACGAAGAAGTTTCAAATGGTAACAAAGCCATGATAAAGGTTCTTGTTGGTGCCGCCGGCACGATAATTGCAGGCCTGCTTTCTACTATCATTGTAGTTTTAATAAACTTCTAAATCCAGATCGGATAAATATCTATATGAGAATTGACGAGATCATTCAGGATCTTGACGAAAGACAGGTGTGGGCCCGGTCTGGTCAAAAGGTCGTACGAAAATTTAGATGCACAAGCGGACCCAGAAAAGGTCGAGTGGTCAAGAGTGCAAGCCAGTGTTTTGCTGCTCCTGACGTAAAAAAACGGGCTCAGCTGAAAAGAACCAAGGCAAGACTTGGCAAAAAGATAGCAAGAAAAACCAAAAGAACCAAGAGAGTAAGTCCTGCATCTAGAAAGATACAGGCCCTAAACAGAGCTACAAAACGATGATAGTTCAAGAAATAATAGAAGGCGTAACAACTGCTTGGCAACGACAGCCCGGAAAGACTTCCAGAAAATATCGCTGCAAAAGTGGTCCCAGAAAAGGCCGTGTTATGGCCTCTCCGGCAAGCTGCAACAAGCCATTAAGTGCCAAGAAAAGCGCTACGCTGAAAAAAACAAAGAGCAAAATGGGCAGCTACGGCGGTTTTAAACGCAGTCTCACAAAAAGACGAGACCCCCATTCAAGACGATTGAGAAAACTAAACAAATAGGAAAACACATGCGTATATCAGAAATTGTTCAAGAACAGGAAGAAATGGAGGTTCGCACAGTAAATCCCAACGAAGTTGTTTTACGTGATAGACAATCGGGTATAGAAAAAAAGATACCCAAGCGTCCTGACCAGCCTGGTGCAATCAGAAGAAACGAAGAAGGCGAGTTTGAGCTAGATGCAGAAGAGCCGGGTGACATTGACGACAGAGTAGCTGTAGGTGACGTTGTGAAAACCAGAACGGAACCTAGACGTACAACTGCTCCGCAGGGCACTGTTTAATGAGAGTTGTGGAACTGTTTACAATCTACACGAGCAATGAAGAATCTGCTGTGCTTGAAAAAATCACGGACATAACTCCTATAGAAAACTACACAGACAGAGAACAAATCGTAATCGAGAACCTCATCCGTAAAAGTTTGGTAACTAGAGTAAAGCATGGAAACAGTTTTTTAGTAGTAAAAAATGAATATTGTACAACAGCTTGAAAAATTTCTAAGAACTCCCGTAGACCCAGAACTTTTTCCTGTCAGAAAAGGCAATCGACTTTTGATAGGACAGTTTGAAATAGTAGAAGCAAAATCCTCTTATCTTGTCAAGCATAAAAGTGCTGCTGTTATAGGCAGAACAAACAATCTAATCTCTGCGGTTGCTCTTGCTAAAGAAGCAAAAAGAAAACAATCCTGTTTTGCAGAAATATTCCGACTAGACAGGATAATTTCCAAGCAAAAACAAGACAGTCAGTTTTATCGAACTAGTCTACGCACAACAAAAGATCAAGACAGAAGAGAGATTTTAGAAACTAAAATTGAAAACGCTGCCTCAAAAATACAAGAATGTAAGCAGAAATTAGACATGTATATTTTTCCTAGAAGGATAAATAATTTTATTACTAACAACCGGGAAGAGTTAGATGAACATCAATGACATTGCAAAACCTGTGAATGCAGCAAATCTTAACGAAAATCTTGAAAAAAGATTTGGACAAAGGATCAAACTTGAAGATTTTAGTCTGGAGCAGCTTCAGAATTCAAGAAACAAAGTGCGAACTGCCCTAGCTCAGGTAGAAACAAATGAAAGTTTTGACAAAGTGCATACAAGCGAAAACTATCAAAAAAACAAACTCTTCCTGGATATTCTGAATGCAGAAATTGCAGAGCGTGAAAATATTTCAGAAGGAAAGAAAAAGAAATACAAAAGCGACGCTCAAAGAAAAGCCATACATGCACAGAAAAATGAAGATTTTGAAGTGCAAGCTGAGCCAGAATTTGACAGTCACAGCGAAGATCAAATGCAACATAGACAGCTTGCTACAATCGAAGACGCTGCAGACGAACTGGGTGATTTGATTGCTCATTCTGAAGAACTGCCCGAGTGGGTCAAGAAAAAAATTGTTCTTGCAACCAGCTATGTAGACACAGTTAGAGATTATATGAAATCTGCAGAAGCCATTTCTCAGCCAAGTCCTACCATGGAATCAGTAGTAACAGAAGGTGCAGAAGAAAAAGCAGAAATTGTTATGGCAGCTCGCAGCATGGTTGATAAAATTACCAGCTGGATGGAAGACACAGGCGAAATGCAGACAGAAAGCACACTAGAAATAGGTGACAGTATCCGTGATGAATTAGGCGAAGAGACTAGCGAAAGGTTTACTTCGATTGTTAAGCCGGCACTTGAATCTCTTTACAGCACTCTTGAATCAACCCGCAGCACCCTAGTAGACGGGGTAAGATTGGTAGCAGGTGAAGAAGTTGAAGATATGCCAGGCGACGATCTTGACATGGACGACGATCTAGAGCCTACCGTTGACCAGGAAGATGATCTTGACTTAGATCTAGATGAGCCTGCTGACTTAGATGATGAATTTTCTGCTGCAGATGCTGCTGCAGGTGCAGACGAAGAAGCCGGTAGAGAAAGAAGGGAAAGCGTAGAAAGACCTGTGCGTCTTGCTCGCATGCTCTCGTCAAAAAAAAAGTAACTGAATCACCTCTAAACAATCAAAGACTGGTAATGGCTCTGCACGCCATGAAAAACAGTGCGGAAGGCAAAGACAAACCGGTTTTTGCTCATTTTGACCCACCTAAAAAGAAAGATATCAAACCCGACTATATAAATGTTGATCTAAATGCCGTTGCAAAAAATCTTGGAATCCCGCAATTCAACTATGATACATTTAAGAAAGCCTACGACACAGATCCACAAATTTCAGAGCTTGTGGACGATTTCAGCTCTCAAGGCCTTGTTATTAACAAGTCGACGTCAGATGTCGACGACGGATTAGATCGAGACGACTCCAGAAGCAAAGTCGGCCAAATGGCAAGAAGTGCTACTGATCTTTCTGATTGACATCTCGCGTATATCATATACAATAACATGATAACCAAAGGCATAACCTCTTGATTACAAAAAAATTTAACTATACAACACTGAAAAGAAAAAACATAGACGGCAAGAGAAAGTATCTGACTCCGGACGGTAATGCTGTTGCTTCGGTCACTACAATACTAGATCGCACAGCAGATAAGACAGGTTTGATCGAATGGCGTAAGCGTGTAGGCGAAGCCAAAGCTAACGAAATTACCACCGAAGCTGCAGGGATAGGAACCAGGCTTCACAAATATTTAGAAGATTATGTGGAAAGTGATTTATGGCCTGAACCTAGTTCAAATCCCTATGCGAAAAAAGCTCATAGGATGGCTTCTGTTATTAAAGAAAAAGCAATCATAGACCTAGACGAAGTTTGGGGTAGTGAAGTCTCGCTGCATATGCCTAACATGTATGCAGGAACAACAGATCTAGTCGGTGTTTATAAGGGTAATCCCAGCATTTGTGATTTTAAACAGGCTAATAAGAAGAAAAAAGCAGAATGGGTAGAAAATTATTTCCTACAGCTTGTGGCTTATGCTGAGTGCCATAATGAACTCTACGGCACAAATATTCGAGAAGGCCACGTTTTTATGTGCACTCGGGGCGACCATTCTACAAAACTGGGCGGTGAAGAATATCAACAGTTTGATATTTGGCCCGACGAGTACGACGAATGGCGAAACAAATGGTATGATCGCTTATACACCTACTATGAACAGCATGCCTGGCGATAAATACAGCACATGGGAGACAGAACGTGGCTGTAGTTTCAATATCTAAAATTCAAATCCGAAGAGGACAAAAAAATGTAGGCTCAGGATTGCCTCAACTTGCAAGCGGTGAGTTAGGTTGGGCAATTGACACACAGGAAATCTTTATCGGCAATGGTTCCGTTGCAGAAGGTGCACCGGCAGTAGGCAATACAAAAATTCTCACAGAAAAGGACAATATTTTTACCCTTGCAAATGCCTATACTTATGACGCAGAGTCAGGAAACACAGTCACAGGTCCTGATTCCAGTTCTCCTGTAAAACGGTCTTTGCAAGAAAGACTGGATGACAGAGTCTCTGTAAGATCTTTTGGAACAAGAGGAGATGGTGCAGGTGACGACTCTGAAGCACTGCAAAGAGCTATTGACCAGCTGTTCCTTAACCCTGCTACAAAATCTCAAGCGTTTAGCAGAGTTATCCTACATCTAGAGCCGGGCACCTATGCAATCTCACAAACCATATTTGTGCCACCTTATGCAAATATTGTAGGAGCTGGCTCGGAAAAAACAGTGATAACAGTGACTGGAAATCAGCCTGCCTTTAAGACTGTAAACGGTTTTTCCGAACCTGGATCACCAGAGAACTTTGATCCAGGTGAAGGGGATCAAACGTCATTTGATAACCAGGCTCGATATATCAGACTGGAAGGAATTACTATTGAGCACAACAATCAGTCTCCTGCGGTGGTTTTACAAAATTGCAGAGAGTCTGTTTTTAGAGATATTAAGGTCACCGGAACATGGAGCCCGGGAGACTCTCTAGATACAGAATGGACAGCCTGGCAACTGAATAGTTCTAGCAATGTAGTCGAAACCAGACACAACCTGTTTGAGAACTGCAGAGTAGAAGGCTATTGTGTTGCTGTAACATCTGATTGGGACATCAACAACTGTACATGGAGCAACTTTTCTGTAAGCACAGCGATGTTCGGCTTTAGACTAGGGTCCGGTATTAGTAGTCTCGGTGCTCCGGGACAAACCACAGGACCTAGCCAAAATACGGTCGAAAATTCTGTTTTTGAAAATATAAACCGACAGGCTATTCTAATTGAAAACGGCAAGGAAAACACTTCCAGTCAAAACAGGTTTACTAACGTAGGCAATAATCAGGGTACAGAAAAACAACCAGTATATTCGGTGATAAAATTTGGTAATCCGTCTAACTCTTCGTCGGGAGATTGGTTTGCTCGTACGGTAGCATTAACAAGAGGCTCCAATTTAAACCAGGTTCCTTATATACCAGAAATTGAAGGCTCAGCATTCTATAGATTGGACCATGAACAAAGTCAAACTTTTGGCAAATTACAGGGCGTTAGACTGTTTAGACTGCCAAAAGCAGACTGTCAAAGTTATGAAATAGATTATGTAATGACAGGCCTTGCTTATCAGTTTACTCGTTCTGGTACTATGCATGTTACTGTAGACACCAGAGTAGACGAAGTGGAAATTGCAGATGATTACAATTATGTAGGCGACTCTGATTACGAAGATTCTATTTCGTTCTCAGGAAAAATTCGCGGTGTTGGAGCCATTGACGTAAGACTTTTCTCTGACATGCCGAACGACGACGAAACGCTCATACGCTACACAATTAAAGCCAAAAATACTGCTGTTAATTAATGTTCGGATCTCAAGACTCGTTTGAAACCAGAACAAAACAGTGGAGCGATTTTAGACAAAGTCTAGAGCAGGAACAAGATCCTATACAGGCCACAATCGACTGGTATAACCAAGCACCTGAAGTAAGTATTCACACAGATCCATACGATCGTTCGACGTGGCCAAATCCCTGGGAACTGGTCAAGGAAAATCAGTACTGCGAGTTTTGTAAATTATTAGGAATTGCCTATACATTACAATTAACTGATCGCTTTTCCTCAGAACGACTTGAGATACATATACAACGAAGCGACGAAACTAGTCAAACATTTTATCTACTGTTTGTAGGAGATCGCGTCGTAGGATACCAAGGAGATACTCATGTTGCAAAAGCAGATTTACCAAGCCACCTTCTTTTGCAACAGCGATATATACTATCTCCCTAAACAGTTTCGAAGTTAGATAAAAACAAAAATCGTGCCTGTCAATTAGGACGATGAAATGGCCATCAAAGAAAAGGAAGGAAAGAAATGTTATTTGAAGAACAGATATCAAGAAAGCCAGATTTATACCCCTGGACTAAACAGTTTATAGACGCAATATGGGCAGGATTTTGGACACCAGACGAATTCAATTTTAGATCAGACTACTCACAATTCAAAACAGATCTCACAGAACAAGAACAACAAGTAGTAGTAAGAGCACTAAGTGCAATAGGTCAGATTGAAGTGGCTGTGAAATCATTCTGGGCAAATGTGGGCACACACCTTCCTCATCCTTCAATCAACGATCTTGGTTATGCAATGGCGAACTCAGAAGTCATTCATAATATGGCCTATGAAAAACTGCTGGACGTTCTTCATCTTACTCATGTGTTTGAAGAAAACCTCAACGAAGAAGTAATTCGCGGCAGAGTAAATTATCTCAAAAAGTATCTAGAAAAAGTCTACGAAGACGAAAGAAAACAGTACATTTATTCCATAATTCTCTTTACATTGTTCGTAGAAAATGTTAGTCTATTTTCACAGTTCTATATTATTCTGCACTTCAATAGAAACAAAGCAGTACTGAAGGATTGTGCTCAACAGGTACAATATACAAGAAATGAAGAAATGCTTCACGCACAGGTTGGAATAAAATTGATTAACACTCTCAGAGAAGAGTATCCAGACCTGTTTGACGCAGAACTAGAAGCTCGTATTCAGGAAGAAATTGCAGATTCAATTGAAGCAGAAAGCAAAGTAATTGACTGGATGATGGGAGACTACAGCGTAGAAGGACTTGACCGAGACATTCTCAAAACTTTTGTTAAAAAGAGAATGAAAGACTCAATGGAGCAGATTGGATTTGATCATTCACACATAGAATTTGATCCAGCTCTTGCAGACAAAACATTTTGGTTCGATGAGTCAACTCTCGGTTCTACTATGACTGACTTCTTCCAGAAGAGACCAGTAGAGTATTCAAAAGGAACCGGCATTGCAGAAGACGAATTATTTTAAGACAGAAACAAAGGATATTACTATGAGTTTTGATTGGCTAAACAAAGACTCAAGGACTTTCCTCTCACGAGGATACCTTGACGAAGGGCAGAGTGCAGAAGATCGAATTAGAGAGATAGCAGACACAGCCGAACGGTTCCTTGATGTTCCCGGCTTTGCTGACAAATTTTATGATTATATGGGAAGGGGTTTTTATTCCCTTTCTTCTCCTGTATGGTCAAACTTTGGCAACAACAAAGGTTTGCCTATTTCCTGTAATGGTGTTTATGTAGGTGATGAAATTTCCAAGATCCTAGGCAAGTCAGCAGAAGTGGGTATGCAGACCAAGCACGGTGCAGGCACTTCGGGTTATTTTGGTGACATTCGTTCCAGAGGTTCACAAATCAAAACAGGCGGTGTTGCAGATGGTCCTGTTCACTTTATGAATATCTTTGAAACAAACACAGATGTAATTTCTCAAGGCAATGTTCGCCGTGGATCATTTGCTGCATATCTTGATATTGAACATCCTGACGTAGAGGAGTTTTTAGAAATTAGAGAAGTTGGTCATTCTATTCAAAACATGAGTCTTGGTCTTTGTGTCAGTGATCAGTTCATGGAAGAAATGATTGCAGAAGGCGAAGCTGTTAAGGCAGGTGAACTTGCTTCTACAGACGCAAAGAAACTTAAATTATGGGCAAGAGTTATTCGAAAGAGAAAAGAGTCAGGCTATCCTTATCTTTTCTTTACTGACAATGTAAACAAGAACAAACCCAAAGTGCTTAAGGATAAAAACAGAAAAGTATATGCATCGAATTTGTGTTCAGAGATATGCTTACCTTCTGCAGACGACGAATCATTTGTTTGCAATCTAGCGTCTATGAATGTTCTTACCTATGACGAGTGGAAAGATACAGATGCAGTAGAAGTTCTTACCTACTTCCTTGACGCTGTGATGACTGACTACATCAACAAGACTGCAGAGATTCCCTATATGGAATCATCTTACAACTTTGCCAAGCGTTGGAGAGCACTAGGTATTGGACAGCTAGGTTGGCATTCCTATCTGCAGAGCAAGATGATTCCTTTTGAATCATTTCAAGCAGCAACACTGGCAACTGAAATTGCTCGCTTCATGGACGAACGCACACTCAAAGCGTCACGAGAAATGGCAGCAAGATACGGCGAGCCAGACGGCATGATCGGATACGGTGAACGCAACCTTACTCGCCTTGCTATTGCTCCAACAACTTCGAGTTCATTTATTCTCGGACAGGTATCACCTTCCATTGAACCACTGCGTTCTAACTACTTTACAAAGGATCTTGCAAAAGGATCATTCACATACAAAAATCCTTATCTTGAAAAGGTTTTGGAATCATACGGCAAGAACGATCAGGAGACTTGGATGAGTATCCTGACAAACAATGGTAGCGTTCAGCATCTTGACTTTCTTGGCGAGACAGAAAAATCTGTATTTGCTACCTTTGATGAAATTACACCTATGACTATTGTTCAACAGGCAGCAGCAAGACAGCGTTTTATCGATCAAAGCCAAAGTTTAAATCTTATGATTCCGCCGAAGGCACCTGTAAAAGACGTTAATGCACTGCTAATCGAAGCGTGGAAACTAGGTGTGAAGACTCTGTATTACCAGCGTTCTGCTAATCCTGCTCAAGAGCTTGTGAGAGATATTACATCATGTGCAAGTTGCGAGGCCTAACATGAACGCAGTTATTTGGAGCAAAGATCAGTGCATGTTCTGTGAGATGGCAAAAGACCTACTCGCAGATTACAATATTGAATACGAAGAAAGAAATATTTCTAAAGGTGAATGGACTAGAGAGCAGCTACAAGAAGCTGCTCCCGGTTCAAAAACTGTTCCTCAGATATTTCTTGACGGTAAGTATGTGGGTGGATTTACAGAGCTAAAGGCATACATACAAAAGTAGGAGAAAAAATGCTAATCGAAACACCATACAAAAATGGCGATGCTATTACAATTAAATTAACCTCAGGTGAAGAAATTGTAGCAAGACTGGAAGAAGAAACAAACGACGGTTTAAAAGTTTCTAAACCAATGAGCCTAACTGCGACACAGGAAGGCATAGGCCTTGCACCATATGTGTTTACAATTTCACCAGACACAGATTTTGTAATCAGAAATTCTGCAATTGTGTGTGTTGCAAAAACAGAAGAACAGATGGCAACACAATATATTCAAAACACAACAGGGCTTGCGGTGTAGATGCCTGACAAAATTGTAATAAGGATCGACAATAACCTTGTTACATATGATCAGTTAGAGAATGTACCTCTGGAGTTTGATCACCTGATTGCATACGAGCCTGAGATTCCGCAACCTCCGCATACAAAAGAACAGCACGATCGAATGCATGACTTTAACAAAATTTTGCATGAACTTTTAAGAAGAGAAAAGAAATAGTGGCAGCTTCGATATCTTTTCCTATCTCTACAACTCCTCCCGAGCCGCCGGCTACGATTGTGGTAAGAGGCGAAAGCTTCGAGGTAGAGATCACAGGCTCAGTGGTAAGTGGCCCGCCGGGTCCCGTAAGAGAAGTTGTGCGAGTAGAAGGAGTTGCCCGCGACCCTGAGGATACTGTGGAAGTCATAGACGGACCTAAGTCTGTAATAATTCAGGGACAGTATTTTGACCCATGGGCAGATGAGTTTACGGTTGTTCCTGCAGGAGAATCTGACAAAACAGTAGAGCCCGAAACTGTAACTTTTCTAAGTAATTTGCCAGAGGCACAAAACCTGTTCAGCCTAAACCAAGATCTTAGTGACACAAAAACAAGATTGTATGATATTACAGTTACCTATACGGAAAACAACGAAGAAATATCTGAAACTTTTTTGTTTACTCATACCATTGAACAGGACTTTGATGCAATAAAAGAGCTAATGGCGAATTATAAATATAATGGTACAGGAGCACTTTAATATGCCATCGGTAACAAGAATAGGCGACGCTGATGTTCCCCACTGCTCGGGCATGGTAAGAGCCCAAGGATCGGGGAATGTAATGGTCAACAATATTCCTGTCAGTAGAGAATCCGACCTAAATACCGCTCACCTTGTTCCCGGAACGCCCTGTCCTAGTCACGTTGCTGCTATTGCACAAGGTTCGCCTACTGTAAAAGCAAACAACCTCGGAGTAGGTAGAGTGGGCGATGCAATCTCCGGCTGTACAAGCGTAGCTGCAGGATCTCCTAACGTCTTTGCAGGACCATAACAAATCCGCGGTTGACAATTTTTGGATTTCTGTTATTATAACTTTATGGATAACAATATCATACTGACAGACGCAGACGGCGTGATTCTATCGTGGGACTATGCATTCGGTGTATGGATGGAATCTCATGGTTATACTCCTATTCATCAAGGCAATAGGCATTATTCAATAGCAACTCGTTTTGACATATCACAAAAAAAGGTAGGTGAATTAATTAAACAGTTCAACGAGTCTGCTGCCATGGGATTCCTGCCTGCACTGCGTGATGCTGTTTATTATATTAAACGTCTTCACGAAGAACACGGCTATGAATTTCATTGTATTACTTCAATGAGTAGAGATCCAAATGCTATAAAGTTGCGAGAAATGAATATTCGCAAACTGTTTGGCGATACTGCATTTTCTAAAATTGTGTGTCTAGACACAGGTGCTCCCAAGCATTCTGTATTAGAAAAATACAATGGAATGGAGTTATACTGGATCGAAGATAACTACAAGAACTGCGTAGCCGGTTTAGAATATGGATTAAAGCCAATCCTGATGGAACACGGATTTAACATGTTCGAACCGATACCCGAAGGTGTAACAAAAGTTACAAGTTGGCGAGAAATTTATAACATTATTACAGGAGAAAAATATGAATAGCGAACTACATGAACAGATTGTTCAAGCATTTAACAACTATCTAGCCGAAGCAGAGACTTTTGATGAAAAAGGTGTAAAAGCCGCAGCCG